TATGGACAAAACCGAAGGTGTATTGTGAGATTCTATGGACAAATTATTAGCGGTTGCAGGTAATCGTGTGCTAAAATAGGCTGTTTTAAATAGGCTGTTTTTATAAAAATAGAGCGAGATAGAGCGAGAAGATGTCTAATTCAGAAAATATAAAACCATATCAATTCGAAAAAGGACGATCCAAAACAGGTGGCCGTAAGAAAGGCTCACTTAATTATAATACGCGCCTTGAAAGAAAGTTAAGACAAAAAATAACTGATGCAGATGGAGAAGATAATAATGAAACAAAGACAGGTATTGATTGGGTATTAGATGGATTTATAAAACGCGGTGCAAAAGGTGATCCACGTGTTGCTGAATTATTACATAAATGGTTTGAAGATGAAGATCCGATGAATGTTATTTTAACATTATCACAAATGACGGATGAGCAATTAGAACAAATAGCTAACGGTGAAGTGCCTTATGTATGAAGACAGATACATCTACAATAGCTGCTGCAAGAGCAATCTTGGATTTACATAATAGTGTGAGGATAGTGTGAGAAAATGGCTAATAATGATAATTTAACACCTTTCAAAAAGGGACATCCTAAAATAGGTGGCCGTAAAAAGGGAAGTGTAAATATTTCCAAGGCATTGGAAAGAGCTTTGAAGGCTAAAATTACACTTCTAAATAGAGATGGTGAAACTGAAACAAAAACAGGGCTAGAATGGGTAATGACTGGATTTTTAGAGCGTGGAATCTTTAAAGGCGATCCGAAAGTAATAGCTTTAATTTTTGAGAGATTTGAAGGCAAAGTCAGTCAATCATTAGAGGTGGATAGTAATGTGCCAATGGAAAGAGAGATACCAACAGAGGAACTTTTTGGAGAAATCGATAAAATTTATAACGCCGTTAGAAAGCGAGAAGCTGAAGCCGTCAGAGAAAGAGAAGCTGAAGAATCTACAACGACTGTTAGTGAAAGGTAAAAACGAGGCAGAACGAGAGAAGTGCGAGAATATGGCAAAATAGCGCTTTATTCGCCCAAAAACGGCTTTTAGGTATGCAGTGCTATAATTCTACCACCTAGGCATTAAAAATCGATTTTAAGGCGATTAAAGGCCTTCTATGGTGCTTTAAACAAGCTTCGCGAGAGTACTGTATGAAGAGCACCAAATTAAAGAGACAAATTAAGGTAAAAACGAGATAAAAACGAGATAGAGCGAGAAAATTTACAATACAGAGGATGATTTGCGTGTTATAAAAGAGAATGAGCACATAAATAGTGCACGAATAGTGCACAAAGTTAAAAAAATATCGGTAGTTTGATATAATCACTAAATCATGTTTAAAAAAATTACATCATTGATTCTTTTGCTAGCAGGATTAAGTGTTATAACTGCTGGATATGCAGACACAATAACTGCACCAGATAAGCCAGTTTATAAATCAGGCTCTAACACTGTTATTCTACAATATTGCAAAGTGGTTACACAAAACGCCAATGGTAAACAGGTCAAAGTTACTATGTGCAGAGGAACTGACGGTAATTGGTATTTAAAAAACTAATATGGACATCTGCTAAAAATCGATTAAATCTCTGACCTTTACCATAAGACGGTTAGCGATTTTTCTAAGCTCAAGGATTGATGGATTAGCATTGCCATATTCTATGCGATAAAAATAATGCTTTGATATACCAGCTTTTCTCGCGAAAACATCACGGCTAAGGCCTTGAGCTTTCCTAAGATTCTGTATCTTGCCCCCAAGTTTATATAAATCATTATCTTTAATTTGGCTGATTTTAGACAAAACTTTACCTTTAAAAGTGTAATTCTCTCAGCGCTTTGGTACTACTAGCAGATAGGAAATTGTAGTCAAACCGCAACTAATTAAACCGCAATAATTGACTTTTACCCACATAGGTTTATCCTAACCCTATCACGCTGCTTTTAGCAACGTGACGGAGTAGTGGAATTTGCTAGCAAGTTTCATTAATTAAAAAGGCGTGTCGCCAAGGTGTTTAACCACCTCAACGACACTAACCACATCAACCTAAAAAGGAGGTCGAAATGGCTAAACGTAGTTTATCTAAAAATCTCTATAAATTAAACCTTTCTTGTGAGCAATTCGATGCTTTTCGTTCAATGCTGCTTATTGGCTATCGTATGGCGAAGTTTCTAAGAGGCGATGAAATAAAGCAGTTAGACATAAAAGAAAAAGCGAATGATTTTGCAGATGAGTGGCACGGCGCCGCAGTAGAGCTTGTCATGGTTATGCTTAGAAGCCAGAAGGTAAAAAATTAACATAAAGGATTGAATGGGATAATATCACAAGCTAAGGCTGCAAGATCAGTCTTGCAGCTTTAGCTTATTTTATGGTTTCGACCGTTTCGTTTGTTTCAATCCACGCCTTTTCAAAGCCGCCTGCGCGGCGGCTAATAGGCGAGACTGTATTTTAATGGATTTACAATGAGATGACAAATATTAAATATCACATAAAAGCAGTTAAAACTTCCCGTACTTGCTTGACGCAAGCCTAACGAAATGTTAATCTTTTATATGTAAGGAACAAGGCAATTTATGTATAAAATTGCCTTGTTCTTGGTGACGTGAAGTGACCAAATGAATTCTTACATGACAAAAAATAGAATAGAACAGTCATAGTATAATTCATTTAATCACTTCGTGTCAATATTAAAATATTAATAATTTAATTGGAGTGAAAAAATGACCAGAATCATTAGAATTAACGAATTACAAGGCCTGATTGGATTAAGTAAAGCTACGATTTGGCGATATGTACGCAGCGGTGGGTTTCCATCACCAATAAAATTAAATGATAAGCTAACATCCCCTCACGCAGCAGTCGGCTGGCGATTAGCTGACGTAGAAGAATGGATAGCAAACCGAAAATGCACCAAGCAAAACGAACCGGATTAAGCTTGATGTCTATTCTGGCCTTAAACTTAGCTTGGAAATTGCGCTTAAAGCAATTAAGCAGCGGGGATAAGTTAGTATTGCTTACGCTAGCTGATTATGCCAATGATGACGGCGATTGCTGGCCTTCAATTAAATCATTAGCTGAAAAGTGCAGCATGCATCAACGAAACGTAATTAAGCATTTAAACAAGTTGGTAACAATAGGGTTAGTAGTTAAACGATATAGACATGATAAAAAAGGTTATCGCAGATCAAGCTTTTATAATTTAAATTTAGATCAAAACCTAGGTGGCGAAACGCCACCTAGGACACCGAGCCTAAGTGGCGAAACGCCACCTAGGACACCGAGCCTAAGTGGCGAAACGCCATGGGTATTAATAGAACCATCATATAAGAATAATATATGTAAAGTTTCTAACGAAACTTCACCTGTCGCTTTTAAATCTGACGAAGAAGCTTGCACACAAGAATCAAAATCTAAAACCAAATCTAGTGCAAGCGAAACCGATCCTAACGTGCTAGCAATATTTAAATACTGGCAGCAGGTAATGAATCACCCGAGAGCCATTTTGGACAAGCCGCGAGAATCAAAGATTAAGCAGGCTTTAAAAGATTATTCACTGGATCAGCTAAAGCAAGCTATTGACGGCTGCGGCAAAACGCCGCACAACATGGGGCAGAATGAGCACAAGCAGCTGTATAATGATATTAGCCTAATCCTGCGTGATGCAGAGCATATTGAGCGATTTATAGGCAATAGCCATAATTCAGGCCAAAATCCTATTGGTGGGAGGGCGATATGGTAACCGCGAAAGAAATAGCGCAAATGCTGGCACAAAGGGCTGAATCGGTAGCAAGGTATATTTTCCCAAATGGTAAAAAAGACGGTAATGAATATTGCGTAGGTTCTTTGGATGGCAAAACTGGGAAATCACTAAAAATTTGTTTAGCAGGTGAGAAAGCAGGTATATGGTCAGATTTTGCTACTGGCGAATCAGGAGACTTGCTTAATCTGTTTGCTAGTGCCTCAGGACGCAATTTAAGCCTCGTAGAGGCGATTGCAGATGCAAAGGCATGGTTAGGCATTAGACAAGTTAAATTTGAGCCTAAAAGCTGCTCAGATTTCGTTAAACCAAAAAATAAGCTGTTTAGTGTTCCTAGTGAGGGATCACCTGTTTTTGCTTATCTTGTTAACGAACGCAAATTAACAGCAAAAACCGTTACCGATTTTAAAATAGGCGAAAAAGAAAATCAGATTGTATTTCCATATTACCGAAATGAGGAGCTGATCCAAGTTAAATATTTGTCGCTTGAAAGAATAAACGGCAAAAAGCAAATTCGTGTAGAAGCAAATTGCGAGCCTTGCTTATTTGGCTGGCAGACTATTTCTAAAGATTGCCGTTATATTACTTTAACAGAAGGCGAATTTGACGCCATGAGTTTGTACCAATATGGCTATGCTGCCTTGTCTGTGCCGTTTGGAGGTGGTGGGGGCAATAAGCAGCAATGGCTTGAATATGAATTTGAACACATTGCGGTTTATGATGAAATTTACCTTTGTTTTGACAATGATCAAGAGGGGCAAAAAGCAATTAATGAACTTGTAGACCGCTTAGGATCTCATCGCTGCAGAATTGTTAAGCTGCCTTACAAAGATGCTAACGAATGTCTGCAAAAGGGTGTGAGCAAAAAGGAAATACAAGCCTGTTTTGACATTGCGCAAAGTTTAGATCCTAGCGAACTAAAGCCTGCTAACTTCTATCTGCAAGAAGTTATTAACGAATTTTACCCACAGAACAAACAAATGTTAGGCTTGGTATCGCCTTGGCGCAAAGTCGGCGATAAAATCCGTTTCCGTCCTGATGAATTGTCCATTTGGTGCGGGATAAACGGACATGGCAAAAGTCAATTTATAGGTCAAATAGTTTTAGATTCCATGCTCCAAGGCGCAAAGGTTTGCATTGCCAGCCTTGAATTAAAGCCTAAACGTTTATTAATGCGATTAACCAGACAAGCTGGAGCTCTTGCGCAACCTACACGGGAATATATAGCGGCAATACAGGACTGGTTTGCAGGTAAACTCTGGGTTTTTGATCTAGTTGGAACAGCTAAAACCAGACGCATTATTGAGGTTTTTAAATATGCTAGGCAACGTTATGGCGTAGATGTGTTTGTTATTGATTCGCTGATGAAATGCGATATAAGCGAAGATGATTACAAAGCACAAAAGTTTTTTTTAGATCAATTATGTGATTTCAAAAATGATTACAACTGCCATGTTCACTTAATTGTACATCCCAGAAAAGGAGTTGATGAAATTAAAGCCCCTACCAAGCTAGATGCCAAAGGCACGGGGGCAATTACTGATCTCGCGGACAACTGTTTTATTGTTTGGCGCAACAAGCATAAGGAGGAAGAGATACAAATAGCGCAGCAACAAGACTTAAAACCAAGCCAAGAAGTATTAGACAAGCACGACTGTCTTTGGATTTGTGACAAGCAGCGTAATGGTGAATGGGAAGGCGTACATGCCTTATGGTTTGATCCGCAATCATTTCAATTTTTAGGCTGGGCGGGAGCTAGGCCTAAAAAGTACGTGGATTTTAGTATTTGTGATGTGGGACAATCAATTCATGAATAATGAAGGTTTAAAATTACGACTTATAAAAGAGACATAAATGCTAATTTGTTGATATTAAAGGATTTTTTTAACGGGCAATTTAGCAGTTTTTACATCGAAATAGAAGCACTGATATGCTAAAAATAGACTGTTTTTAACTAAACTATTTTTATAGAAATAGTGTTAAAATAGTGTTAAAAATGCTTGACAGTCCTTTTGTATTATCTTATAATGTAAGTAGTATGTAGTAAGTAATAATTGTTAAATACAAAATAGGGGAGTGGTCATGAAGAAAATTATAGGATATTGCCGGGTCAGCACGAGCAATCAAAAAGAAGAGGGCACAATCGATTTGCAGCGACAAGCATTGACTGAATATGCCGAATTAAAGGGCTACGAGTTAGCAGCTATATTTGAAGATGAGGGCGTGAGTGGGGGGCTTGAGGATAGGGCAGGATTAGCCCAGATGTTTAGTTATTTAGAATTGAAAGACAACAAGGATGTGGAAGGAGTATTGATTTTCAAGCTAGATAGATTGGCGCGTGATTTGTATATACAAGAGCATTTAATTAAGAAGCTGGAGAGCTTAAACGTTAAGCTGATAAGCACCAAAGAAGCAGATTTAGCTAGCGATGATCCGATGCGCACAGCCTTTAGGCAATTTATGGGCATTGTATCGCAGCTTGAAAAAGCCTTTATAACGATGAGGTTAAGTGGGGGCAGGATTAATAAGATTAAGAATAAGCAGTCATACGCAGGGGGCGGTGTGGCTTTGGGCTATGAAACAAAAGACAAGGATTTAATAGTTAACGGCGAAGGGGCAAACACGATTAAACAGATTTTTAACATGAAGCGATGCAAAAAAGGCTTGAGAGCAATAGCCAGGGTTTTAAACGATCAAGGCACGCCGACAGCGAGAGGCGGAGAGTGGCACGCTAGTACGGTTAAATACATATTGGCTAACACGCTTTACAAGGGCGTAATGGCCTATAGCGGAATAAAGGCTAAAAGAGCCGATCTGGCTTTGACATAGGATAATAGTGTACAAAGGATACCTATTCTTTGTACATCTAATGGGGGTACACTGAGGAATCGTGCATTTTTGGGCTTTATAGATTAGCCTTTGAAGCAGGACACCGGCGACATAAGGAATGGGTCGCGCCCCCGTACGGGTGAGTGGATGAAATTATGAGTAGAAAACGAACCATAGACGAGATCAAAAAATTAGACTTTGTGAAGTTGAGCGAGCTTGCCGAGCTCTGCGGCGTCAGGTACAGCACGATCAAATATTACAGCGAGATAGGCGTATTGCCCTTTGAACAGAAAGGCCAGCGGTTGGCTAGGTATTATCCGGTCAAAGAGGCCAAAGCTAGACTTAAAAGGATTTTACAGCTAAAGAGTAAGCACAAGAGCATACCTGAAATTGTAAGCCATTTTAGAAGCTAAACCTATGAGCGACTTTAACATAACTTTATTTGAAGCCTGCGAGCTTTTAAACAAAAGCAAAAGGTCTATAAGCCGATATATTAAACAGGGCTTATTGCACCCTGAGCGTGTTAAAAGCCAGCAGGGGACGCTGGAGTATAGATTTAATAAGGCCGATATAGAAACCCTGAAAGCACAAGAATTAAACGCAAAGGAGACCGGACAAGACAGGACACAGGAGACAAGACGAGACAGACCAGACAAGACACGGGAGACAGGACAGGGCGACGATATTATAATGCTATTAAAGGAAACGACAGGGCTTTTAAAGGAGCAACTAACTAAAAAGGACGATCAGATTAACGCTTTAGGCGGGACAATAAATCAGCTTATAGAGCGAGACCGAGAGACAAATATTTTACTGGGGCAATTACAAAGCAAAGTTTTAATGTTAGAACTAAAAGAACCGATTAATGACGATGCAGAAGAGACAAGACAGGACACGGAAGACCAGACAGGACGGCGCGAACCGAAACCAGCTAAAATGGGCTTGATGAAGTGGCTTTGTCAATTATTGACACAGCCGAAGAATCGCATATAATTTATCAAATGACTATTAAACGAAATAAGCCATTAGGCGCGCCAACAAAGCTAACACCTGAGTTACAAAAAGAATTTGTAAAACAAATTAGACGAGGCAATTATATAGAGACAGTATGCGGTTATTGTAGCATAGCAACCTCAACGTTTCGCGCATGGATGAGCACAGGTAAAGATGATTTAGAAGCTGGAAAAACAACCGAATTTTCAGACTTTATGGCGGCCGTCAGGAAGGCTGAGGCAACGGCGGAAATTCGGCTCGTGGATAAATGGCAAAAAATCATTGATGCCAGATTAAAACTATTGGATAGTGACCCCGAAAAAGTCGATTATAGAATAATTAAGGATTTCTTGGCTAGCAGGCATAATGATAGGTGGGGCAAGAATTTTACGCAAACTACAGTCGATGGAAAGCTTGAGATTGACGTTAAAACGCTTAGTAATGAGGAATTGCAGGACATTGTAGATGGGAAGCTAAGACGCCCCCCATATCCTCACCTTGTTAAAGAAGCAGGCTAAGGCTAATCAAGGTACATGGATGGACATTTCACAGAATTCTGTAGAAAGTTTAGAATCTATTGGCGGTTACAAATGGCAAGATGAATCAGTTTTGTCAATTATTGACACAACTGAAAAACCACATAGTACGTGCCAACAGTTAGCTTCAAAGCGTGGCATCAGTACGGGCAAGCTTCCGTCAACATTGACGGAAGCTTTAAAGCCTATTGATAGTCGCGATAAAATAGCAAAAATAGCAGGCTTATCACATGATACAATCGCTAAAATTAAATCCATAGAAGCCAGCGCCCCCGTCGAAGTTAAGGAAAAGTTACGTGAGATTGGTAAGGAAAAACAGAAGCAGACATTAAAACAAGGTGATGAAATGCCCGTTTTGTCCACAATGGACAAAACGGAAGAATCACACAATACACGCCAACAATTAGCTTCAAAGCTTAATATAGGAACTGGCACATTAGCCAGAGGCGAAGTAGTTGCCAAAAACGCATCTGAGGAATTTAAGCGCGTATGAGCTAGGCAAGCAGGCATTAATATTTAAACCATTATTTGAGCAACAAGCCAAGGAACGACAAGGAACAAGGACAGACATTGTGCACAATTCTGCACAATGTAATGAAGGCAGAACACGTGACAAAATAGCAGAAATAGCACAGTGCCCTGCGCGCGCGTAGCAGACTATGTTGGCGGGATGGCTATTGGAAGTTTGCCGTACAGTGCCCTGCGCGCGCGTAGCAGACTATTCTAATTTCAACCCGTGACATTTTGTCACAGGCAATACCCTGCGCGAGCGTGTAGCAAACTGGTTTTAGAAACACCCCCACATACGTGGGGAAAAAGCCGCCTGTGCGGCGGCATTTCTTACTTTTCGTTCGTTTATTTCGTTTCAATCCACGCGCATATAAGCGCGATAGTTAACAATAATTTAATCATTTAAATACTGCTAACTTTAGCTATGGTATTAAAAAATTAATTACGAATCAATATAAATATTGATTTATTTCTATTATCACCCCGGCTGATAGAATCGATTCTAAGGCGATTTGAGGCCTGTTACGTACGTTTAACAAGACTATCTCAAGCAAGTAATACAAAGTACCGCCTAAGGAAAGATCATCACTAAACAGAGCTGTATAAGGCCTTATTGATGGTTTAAACTAAACTTAGCGAAGAATCTTTGGGCTTTGGGCTACGTACGTGTAGCAAACACAACCGCGAAGTTAAAGTACAAGCCTGTGGATAAGTCTGTGTTTTGACTGTGCGCGCGTAGTAGACTTTTTATAAGAATAGAGCACAAATAGAGCACAAAACTTTGTGCTACGTACGCGTAGCAGACTTAGCTTACGTCGCAAATTGCAACCTAAGCCTTGATTCAACTAGCGTGCACAAACGAACGTTTATGCACAGATTTGGCCAAAATCTTAAGTGCTTGATATTGTTAATATTTGGTTTTTGCGAAAACCTTTTGCAAAATTAAATCGATTTGCAATACGTTAGCGCAATAAATCAACAATTATTTTGAGTGCTAGAAAAATTAGCTCTTGATGCTCCTATAACTTCCTTTAATGTATTATAAATAAATTGATTAAGGGTAACACCCTCGTCAGCTGCAACTAGTGCTACTTTTCTATGTAATTCCTCACCAACTCGAATATTAAAAGAGCCTTTGAATGGTCTTTCAGGCTCAATATTTTCCTGTTCACACATGGCTAAATAATCCTCTACAGATTCTTCAAAAGCTTTGCGTAACCCCTTGGCTGTCGACGCTTCGTATGTTACTAGTGCCTTTATAAATTCTAATTTACCATAAAATACGCCCTCATCCGTATCAATATGATATGAGCCATAATAACCTTTGTAGTGCATTAAATCTTTTGTCATAACTGCCTCCTAGATTTTAGAGTTTCAACTACTAATTTTATCTGATATCTCTTTAATCTAGGTTTTGGGTGGGGCTTATGTAAAACAATCGGCGCATGATTTTTATGTATAAATCTTACTCTTGAGCCACTAGTTTTACCTGCATTTGTTTCTTTATAGTCAAACACATTCAGTAGCCTCTTTAATTCAGCCCAACTAAAATCTTTTGGATCAGATAATAATTTTTTAGTTAATTTATCAATACCTCCCATAAAATTATTTTAGCTTATAATTATATGGATTGCAACTGTTTTTAGTTGCGAAAAACTTATCCACAGAATCTGTTAATAACTATCGAATAACTACCGCATTTATGTCGCAAACCGTTATTAAAAGGCATTGTTTGTTAGATTGGTTAAAGTTTAATCAATCTGTACGTAAGCCTGATTGACGTATATTGTGAGATTCTATGGACAAAACCGAAGGTGTATTGTGAGATTCTATGGACAAATTATTAGCGGTTGCAGGTAATCGTGTGCTAAAATAGGCTGTTTTAAATAGGCTGTTTTTATAAAAATAGAGCGAGA